CGTAGAGCAACTATGATTTACAATCGTCCATCTATGCATACTGATTTTAACAAAGATGGTATGAATGATTTTATGTGTACATTCGCAAACTCATTCTTTATTCGTGATGGTGAATTACATTCACATTATATCATGCGTTCAAATGATTCAGTATTCGGTTACAACAATGATTACGCATGGGCTAAACATGTACAAGCTCAACTAGCCAAAGACTTAAATGTTAAAGTTGGTAAACTTATTTGGACAGTTTCAAATATCCATGTTTATGAACGTCACTTTGATCAATTAGAAGCGTTGGAAGTATAATGCAAGGGTTACGTGAATTCGTAATTGAAAGTCTTGATGGTGATAAAGAACTTGTCGCGTTCAATTACGATCTATATTTTGACAATCAATTTGATTGCTTTAAACAAGGTGAAGACTTTTTTAAAGATAATGAAACACCAGTTTTAACTACTCGTAAAAAGTTTGAATTACACTTTCATAAATACCTTGAACATCAATTGTTTACACGTCTACAAGAGATCAAATACTACAGTCCCGTAGATATAACAGATACTCGCAGACTAGTTGCCGTCAGTGCTGATTGTATTTCGATGATTCAACTTTTAGTTAGAGATTACATTCACGTAATTGTTCACTTTAGAAGTTCAGACTTTGATGGTGCTTTACCAGCTGACTTAGAATTTATTTGTACGTTACCTCATCAACTTATTGTTCATTTATCTAAGATGAAAGAAGCGCCTAGTTATGAAGAGTGCGATAAAACGCTATTTAAAGATTTAAAAAATATGCCAGTGAAAATCAGTTTATCATTTGGCTCATTACATAGGACTAACAATGACTAAAGAAAAATTAAACAAACGTTTTGTTGTAGATTTTGATGATACACTTTGCCAACATTTTGGTCCAGACACTTCTGACATTGAAGGAGGAGTTCCTAATCTTCCACTCATAAATAAGTTAAACGAGTTATTCGATAAGGGTTACGAAATTAGTATTTTTACAGCTCGTGGTCATTTTTCTGCTCCTATTCGTGAAGATGCAATTGCTATGTATCGTCCACGCATTAAAGCATGGTTAGAAAAACACGGTGTTAAGTATAATGAGCTAAGTTTTAATAAACCTTATGGTATAATCTATATAGATGATAAAGCAATGAGGCCAGACGAGCTTCACATGTTAGAAGGATATTAAATGATTGGAATTATTCCTGCCGCAGGTAAAGGCACTAGGTTTAAAGAGTTAGGAAAACAATACTCTAAAACCATTTTACCATACAAAGAAAAACCTATTCTAATCCACCAAATTGAGTGGTTAGAACAACACGGCTGTAACGATATTAGAGTTGTGTTAAATCACCAAGAAGAAACAGTAAAAGAAATTCTTAGTTTCTATAACAAGAAAGTAACTATCACTAGACAAGAACAACAAAATGGTTTGTCTGGAGCAATTCATAGTGGTTTGTTCGAAGGCGATAAAGATAGTGTTCTTATATTGCTTGGTGACTTGGTTGTTGAAGATCAAATTGCTACATGTGATTTTGATGTTAACTTTATTTCAGTTCAAGAAGTACCTGACTATTCAAGATGGTGTATGGTTGAAGATGATTCTAAAGGATCGTTAACATTCTTTGATAAACCTCAAGAAAGACCAGATACTAACTTAGCTGTTTCAGGTGTTTATCACATCAAAGATTCAGAATTATTGTATGCATTTTTGACTGATCAATTATCTTCAGATAGTAATCGTATTGCTGGTGAATTCCAAATTAGTACAGTACTAGAAGATATTTCAAAAGTTGATTCTATGTTCACAACTAATTTAAATCTAGTTGACTTTGGAACACTAGATGAATATCTACAAAATAGATCTGTTAAGATTAGTAGATCATTTAATGATATTGCTGTTGATGGTCCATTTATTACTAAGAGTTCTGAGTTAGAACGTGAAAAACTTATTAAAGAATACAATTGGTTTACTAATCTACCTGACGATATTGCAGTAGATACTCCAAGAATCTTTGGTAAAGATCTTTACAGTTCAAGAACTTGGTATAAAATGGAAAAGGTTTTAGCACCTTCATTACGTGAAATTTATCTATTCTTGGATTCATCAGAAGAAACTTGGGATTCTATTTTTGAATCAATGTTTGATACATTACATAAAATGGAATCTTATGGTCAACCAAATAACTTTATGAAATCTATCGTTGGTAAAACTAAAGATCGTATTAAAGATATAGAAATCCCAGTTGAGAACAAACTAGTTAATGAATTCATAAAAGAATTAGAAAATGAAATTGGTAAATTCAATAGACCATCATTAATGCACGGTGATTTTTGTTTCAGTAATCTACTTTATGATTTCCAAGCAGATAAAATTAAAATGATTGACCCAAGAGGTGAATTATTTGGAGACCATTATTATGAAATGGCTAAAGTTTTCCACAGTATTCTATTTGATTATGATTTTGTAGACTCAGAGCTTTATGTTAAAGATGGTGATACTTACAAATTATACAATAATGGTAAAACTAATATAAAAGAATTATTCAAAAATAAAACAAATAAATATTACAAAGAAGAAGAGATCAAGTATATCCTTTTGATTTGTGCAAGTTTGTTTTTGAGCATGATTCCATTACATTCACACAACAAAAATAATCAGGAGGTTTACTATGATATCTTTAAAAATATTTACAAAATATATAAAGGATAGACATGGAAATTTTCGAATTACAAGGGCAGCTCCAAATTGACCCTTGTAAAAAAACTTTGTTGTTTGTGGACAAAGGAAAACAAGACGAATACACAAATACGTATGGTACCGCTCGGTACATCAAAGAAAAAATTAAAGATCAATATAATATAATCACTATTGGTACAAGTTGCGGTTTAACTGATAATTATTATGAATTTAAAAGTGGTTGGGATAAACTACTTAGAAAATCAGACGCTGAAAATTATAGAGACATAAATAAAGTTGAAATACATAAATCATTGGAAGCATCATTCAATGGATTGCCCGATATTGATAATATCATTTTAGGTACAGATTTTGGATATCGCTTACCATTGACCGCGTATTGTAATACTTCGCTTAATAAAGAACTTAATGAACTAAAACACGAATACTTTGATTATGTCGGTACTGACGAAAAGACATTACATGACATTGAAATTACTGACAAATATCTAGTAGATGAATGGGACAGATTAGTTTCACCTATTGCTTTTAGTACTAAAACTGCTCATTTTATGAACTATTTTATTAAGTATTTAAATGACAATAACAAGTTAAAAGGTAGTGTAATTTCATTTATTATTGATCCAGCATTTCCATCATTCTATTATAAGCAAAACAATATTCCATTAAAGGCTTATTATTTTGAAGCCGATAAACGTGGTACAAGAGATTTTTTAAAGTTTCCAATTGCACAATTTCAACATTTATTATATGATAAGAAATTTAACAACAATTCATTAGATGATTGGGGTATTGAGGAAGAAGTTCAGAAAACACATAACTTATTTTTCGCCGGTACATTATTCCATGACACAGGATTTAGAAGTACAGTTTGGCCAACATTCTTAAAAGATGTTAAAGCTAATAAAAGTACTTATTTTGTTCCATTAGTTAGAAACAATTTCACTAAGAAAACTAAGAAACACGAAGACTATCTATCAAAAAATAGAAGCGAGATTGTTGATGAGGTTACAAGCCATCAAAACTTTAAAGAAGGTATTCCACCTTTAGAATTGTATAAGCAAATAGCTAAATACAAATATGGTATCGTGTTTAGGTGTGTATCACATTATGATTCATTGAACTTTAAACCAGTATTTTATGTTTCGGAAAATATTCTTCCATTGTTGGATGAGCAATATGATCCAAGCTTTTTACAAATACCAAAAAGAATACAAAAACATTTAGTTGTACATAACTCTGCTGAGATCGATGAACGTATTGAATTTTTTAATTCTAACCCAGAAAAAAGAAATGAAATATTGGCAGAACTAAGAGAGTTATTCAAAATTGATCAGTTTATTAATAACGAAAATGATATAATTAATCATGAAATAACAAATATACTAGAAGGATAGAAATGAAAATAGCAATCGTATTTGGTAAAGGTTTAGATGGTTGCGGCGTTGAAAAATACGCTGCAGTTTTTCAGGATTTTTACAAAGAAGATTTAGACATCTATAATCTTAAAGAAAAGACTTTCGGTCGAGGTGGTGGACACGTTGGAGAGTACATCGACTTTTTACCAGAAGAAATAGAAGAAACGGCTCAAAAGCTAAACGACAACTATGATATTGTTATCTATAACTCATACCCAGGAAGTGGTAATAAACCAAGTACAACTAAGTCATTCTTTTTTGATATGATTATGAAGGTTAATAAACCTATCACTGTTGCTATGATGCACGAAATCAAAAAAGCAAACTATGAACGTATTCCAATGCACGTTGCTATTGCTAATCAATGTGATCAAACTTATAACTTTAGTACAATTACTGATTATTCTACAGCCGTTAAGTCTATATTAGATCATAAGCAAGATCGTATTAGACGTTTTGCTATGCCAATGAATATCAATTACAAAGCTGTGCCATTTGAAGAAAAAGAAAAAATGGTTCTATATGCTGGTCGTTGGACATCAATGAAGGGTCCTAATAGAGTACTAAATTTCTTAGATATTCCTAACAATGAATTCAAGGGTCGTTTAATTGGTATTGAGCGTTCAATTGGAGCTAAAGGCGATATTATCGATCATCCAAATTGTGTATATCAACCTAAGTTTGATAACCTTGAAGAAGACATGGAAACTTGTACAGTGTTTGGTCCATACCCATATGAAGTTGGTCAAGAATTACTAGCTAAAACAATGTTTGGTTATTCTGGTTTTGCGCTACCAAAAGAGCCTCAAAACTATGGTGATCGTATGGAATATTCACAAATGGAAATCTTCATTAATGGTGCTATTCCAATTTTTGATAAACATTATGGTGAAAACAATGTAGACAGTACTGGTAAACGTTATATCGATAATGACAAAATTGCATTATTTAGTGCTGAAAAAGATTTATCAGATGTATATGATCAAATGGTTGAAATTGCTAATAACAAAGAACTATTTGAAGAATATGTAAAAAATGGTAAAGAGTTCATTTATCGTGAAGTATCGGCTGATATTGTTGTTCCTAATTTCATTAAAGAAATTTTAGAAGTTGGTAAAGAAGAAAACAAACTTTCATTTGAAGAACTACTAAAGAAAACGCATGGTGAATTTGGTTACGAGAACTTCTTAATTTTAATGAATACATTCCCTGATAATGCGCTTTCATTTAATGTTAAAGATTGTACACGTAATGAATATTCATATTACGTTAAAAAGAAACGTGAAATATTTGAAATTAAAGACGAAGAGGTTGGATTGGATGAGTGGTAATATTAAATGGGCAGTTGCACAGCCTCTCATCGGTGGAATGTCAATTGGTTTTGAAGCAGCATTTGAAACACCTCCAGTAGCTATTATTACTGCTGGATTTGATAATGATTCGCATTACATCAACTACATGAATAACACTAGATCACTTGGTATTCCGGTAATCAATATGAAAGATGATTACGAGACATTTATTGGTGAAGATGATGAAAAGCTTTTCAATAAACTTTGTACTAATCTAGATGTATTAATGCACGTAGCTGTTTGTGCTGGATTATCTCAAATGAATTCAAGTACATGTGGATCTAAGAAAAGAGGTTGTGCAGATAACGATCAAAACCAGAATATGTATGCTTTATCTCGTCTTGGTATGAAAACTGAAGCTAAAGTTGTTGCTTATGAAAATGCTCCAGCTGCTTATACTAAATCAGGTGAAGCAACTATCAATAGGATTCGTGAAATTGCTGAAGAATATAATTACACAACACAACTAGTTAAAACAAATACAATTCGTCATGGAATTCCTCAATCACGTCAACGTACATTTATTATGTTTTATCGTGATGGTAATCCTGGGTTGTTTAACTATGAAGATAAAGATTTTCCATTACTATCTGATTATTTAGATATGATTCCTGAATCAGCTAATCAACAAACTCCAGTTGCTGAAGATTCATTAGATGATTATTACCACTTTGCACTTGATCACTTAGGTGTAAATACGATGTTAGAAGCAGTTAAGAAAATCGATCCAGAAGATAAGAAATCCACTTGGACATCATTACAATTAACGCAAAAAATTGGTTTTGATATTGCTGCTGATTATTTCGATAAAAAGGGTAATGAAAAAGCTAAGAAATTATGTTTACATTGTAAAGCTAAGACAGATGCTGGACAAAACTTCTGGGATAGTTCAACGTTTATCACTCATCAAGGTCAATATATGAATGCTGTAGTTAATAAAGCTGCACATCGTATGTTACAACCAAAGTATGAACGTGGTTATAATATTCGTGAACTGTTATGGTTGATGGGACATCCACATGATTTTGATCTAGTAGATGAAAAACTATGGAGCAACATTAGTCAAAATGTTCCAGTAAAAACAGCGACATTTATTGGTAAAAATATTAAAGCTTACGTTGAAGGTGAATTACCTATCAGTACAACACCATTCGTTAAGCAAGATAATACTAAACAACGTTGCGATACACAATCACATCCACAAGATGAAGATTGGTAAATTTAAAAATTCCCTAAAATAATTAGTGATTTCCGTTTACATTTCATAGAACATTTGATATAATAGATCATGAAATAAACAAAAGGCGGAAATCATGAAATACAATAAATTTACTAATGAAATCAGACTTACTGTTATGGGTCAAGGTTCTCTTGACTCTCAAAAAGAATATCTATTAGATTGGATGCAAGCTACTAAAGATCCAAAATACAATAGACTAAGACTTCAAATTCAAAAAACTAATAAGGATATCGATTTGCAAAAAATTATGTTTAATATGCAATTAATGTCTGAAGGTTTAGGCATATAATGGCTTATTCTGAATTAACCATAACTGTTCCAGAGTGTTTTGTTAAGTATGCTGATAATGAGTATGCTAAAGGCACATATGATTCAAGAAAAAATTGCGATTCATTATTATTAGAATGGTATACAATTCATAAGTCTGGAGAAAATATACAGGCGCCATTAAATTGGAGACATGACTTTATAATTGATGGAAAAAAGGTTGATGTTAAAGAAATTTCAACAAAATATTTTAATATTAAAAATAGACAAAAAATTCAACAATTTAAAGAATCTATTGAAATGGGACAACTAGATTGTTTTCTTTATTATCAAACTGATAAACCAAAAGATAGATTACTAAAAGCTGGTGATGAAGTTACTGTTAAATTTATTAGTAAATTGTTAGATGCTAGTTCTGAGATATCTAAAGTTAAATATGGTGATACTCCATATATTGATTTAAGATACAGAAATGACATAAACTTTAATTAAACATTTGATATAATATACGAAATTAAACAAATAAAGGATAGAAAGATGATTAAACAATTTCAAGAAGTACGTGATTGGAAAGCAATTCGTGGCATTGGTGGCTCTGAAGATGCACCTATGAAAGATCGGTTACAATCTCAATACCAGCGTGTAATGCAAGAATGTATTGAAATTCACGAAGCAATCGTATTGAATGACGATGAAGAATTTATGGATGCTGTTGGTGATACCATTGTAACATTAATAAATATTGCTGATATTAAAGGTGTTTCTGCTGAAGATTGTTTGAAACAAGCATTTGATGTTATTGAATTAAGAAAAGGTTTAACAAGACCATCTGGTGACTTTGTTCGTTATGCTAAGCTTAGTAAAGAAGATCAAGAACTTTGTGATAAATTACAAGGTAACCCTGGTAATCAGTACTTTACTGAAGAAGCATTACAAACGCTACAACCAAAAGATTTTGTAAAATAATAAAGGACAATATATGAGTACACGAGCTACAATTTCAACTGAAATTGAAGGAGAAATCAAAGGAATATATGTTCACTTTGATGGATACGAAGATGGTGTTGGTAAAATACTTGAAGACAATTACTTGGACTATGACTACGTAGTTCAACTGATTGAGCAAGGAGCAGCTTCTTATATGGGTAATTCCATTGAAGATTGCGATTTTTATTATGATAGAGGTGAACCTCTGGAAATTTATGAAGCTGAAGATACTGAAGACTTTATTACGAAGTTTGGAGAATCTTATAACTACTTCTTTGATCCAGAAACAGAAAGTTGGGAAATTCTTTAAATTTATTGTTAAAACCGTTTACATTATCAATAAAACTTGATATAATAGTTCTATCAAATCAAATAAAGGAAATAACATGATCAAGACTAAAATGGATATCAGAACTTCAACTTCTTACAAAGGTACTACAACAGATCGCAATGATCCAGACATCGTTGCTCTTAAAGAATCTCTTAAAGGTACTAATTTCAGAGTTTGTTTACGTGGTCGTAAAGCTAAAACAAAAATGAATGTTAGAAATTACTGGACTGGAAAAATTCATAACTTATCATATAATTTTGGTGGAAATGTTGTAGGCGGTTTAGATAACGCTAAAGAGTTTGACGTTTACGTGTATGTTAAATAGGTTTATATTATAATAAATAAAAAAAATAAGGATAGATATGAAAATAATTGACAACTCAAAGTCAGTTTGGTACGAAAAATACAAGCCAGCATGCATCGATGACCTCATCATTCCAGAGGAAATCAAAACAAAACTTAAAGCTGATATCGCTTCTCAAGATATCACAAACATTGGTTTGTTCTCATCTAATCCAGGTACAGGTAAATCAAGCACAGCACACTCTATTATTAAAGAAATCGGTGGTGAAGCACTATGGATTAATGCTTCGATGGAAAAAGGTATTGATGTTCTTAGAGGTAAAGTTGGTAAGTTTGCCAGTCAATCTTCATTTGATGATAATATCAAAATCGTAGTTATGGATGAGTTTGATCACTTCTCAAAAGATGGTCAGGCGGCATTCCGTGGTTTCATTGATGAATTCAGTGCTAATTGTAGATTTGTTTTTACAGGTAACTACAAAGAAAAAATCATCGAACCACTATTAGACAGATTGGAAGTTTATGACTTCAATTCATTCAGCAAAGATGTTATGGTTAAACCAATCTTTGAAAGAATGAAGTTCATTCTGGAAAATGAGCAAGTTCAATACGAACCTAAAGATCTAGTTCCCGTAATCAATACGTACTATCCTCGTATTAGATCTATGATTGGTGCACTTCAAAAGTTCTCTAAAGGTGGNCANTTCGTCGTATCAGCTAATGAACTAGATGANGTTAATGTATTTGACAAGGTTATGCAAGTTGTATCACCATCAACATATACTGATATGATTACTGAAGTAAACAAACTAAATGGTCCTGACAATATGTACACGTTCCTATATAATAATGCGGCTAAGTACTTCAAACCAGAAGTTTATCCAAATGTTGTCATTACTATTGCTAAATATCAACATATGTCTGATTCAGTTCGTGACAAAAATCTAAACTTGGCAGCTTGCTTAACTGAGCTTATGAAGGTAAAGGGTTAAATTATGATTATAAAGGTACCCCATACTCAATATGTAGATGTACACTTAACAAATAATAATATTGACGATATTTTTCTAAAAAAATTATATAATCTTTATAACTGGAAAACATCTTATTATGTTAAAGATGGTAAAGTTATGGAGAAAGTAGAGTATCATACTTCGCATTCATTTGAAATCGAAGAAACCGTTAGAGATGCTTCTGAAGAAGATTATGAAGCTTATGAAATAATTAACAAAATAAAGGAGAAGCTATGGAATACTTAATCGCGTATTTTGCAATTGCACTGTTTATGCTTTTGGCGTCAAGCTTTGCTGCTGGATATCATGGTATTGACATCGCTAAAAAGGATGCTTTTGATAGTATCATCTGGCCAGTTACCATAGTTGCTATTATTGGTACTTTAGTAAGAATCATTATTGAAAAAACCAAAAATAAGAAGGAAGATTAGATGGATTCTAAATTAATTATAACGCATAATTCAGATGATCTTAGTGTCGATGAAGCAGTAATTTCGCAACTTGACATCCAAGATGGATTTCACTATGCTCTTCAAGACATGAGTATTAAATCTATTGATTATAAGTCATTTATTGAAGATTTAAAAAGTATTTGTGATTTAAAAGAGTTTGATTATTCTAGAAATAAAAATAATGTCAATTATAAAGTACAAGGCGAAAAACTAAGAGTTTACGTTCGTGGTAATTCTGTAGATTTATTCTTTGGTATTTATGCACAAACTGAAGAAATTTGCAATAAAGCTTGGCAAATTTATCTAAAACATAGCGATGAAGATGACGGCGTTGATATGTTTATGCATTCGTATTTTATGAATTCTGGACAATTAGATAACGCATCTAAACAAATGGATATTGAAGAATTACAATATATTTCAGATAAGTACTATCCATATATAGATACTCAAATTATGTTTGATCAATTCTTTACAGGTGCTGAAAATATCCTGTTACTAGTTGGTGAACCTGGTTTAGGTAAATCCAAGATGAGTACATTAGCGCTTAAACACGCTTATGAAAATTCTGATAAATTACCATACGACAAATTAGAAGATAATCCAGCTCTGGATAACCAATTTATATCAGTGGTTTACGTTAAAAGTACAGATGTTTTGATTAATGATAAGTTCTGGAGAGATATGGCTAAGATTCAAGCTGATATCTGTATTATTGATGATCTTGATTATATGTTGACTAAAAGAGATAGTGAAGTTCAATCTATTGATGATGCTAGAAAAAATGATTTTTTAAATCAATTTTTATCATTCACAGATGGCGTTGAAAAGTCAAAGACAAAATTTATCATTACTACTAACCAGAAGTACTCTGATATTGATTCAGCCCTTTTGAGAAAGGGTAGACTATTCGATATCCTTGAGTTAAGGGCTCTGGACGCACCAGAGGCGCTATCAATATGGTTAGATAACAACCTTGACGAAAAGGATTTTAATGATATTTTTAAAACTCACGAAGTTCTACCAGCTGATTTAGGTTCTGAAATCAATAAAAGATTAAATAAAAGAATTAAATCCGCAACACAACCTTATTTAAAAGAGGACGGTATTTCTAAAGTACAAAAAGCATCGAGAGTTAAAAAGATCGGATTATAGTTTTATACAAACGACCCTTCGGGGTTGTTTTTATTTGTTTGCTTAAAGGAGATATACTATTAAAGCATTATTTGGAATAGTTTTAATGTTAGTGTTCTACACAACTTTAATATTTTTTACTATACAAT